CCCCAATACAACTGGAACGCTTATCACAACTGGTGATACTGGAACCGTTACCAGCACGATGATTGCTGACAGCACAATTGTCAATGGGGACATAAGTGCTTCGGCTGCTATTGCTCTGTCAAAACTTGCTTCTGGAACATCAGGACAGATTGTTGTTGCGAATGCTTCTGGTGTCCCAACATATACAACCGTATCTGGTGACATAACCATTAGCGACACTGGAGTGGCGGCTATTGCGGCAAACTCCGTTGCTCTTGGTACGGACACAACTGGTAACTACGTGTCTGATGTGTCCGCTGGTACGGGCGTAACAGTCACCCATACGCCAGGAGAAGGTTCCACTGCAACTGTCGCAATTGGGCAGGCTGTCGCCGCTACGGATTCACCCACTTTTGCTGGATTAACAGCCGATAATGTCAAAATTGGCGTTACCGCTGCAGGTGAAATTGATACATCTACTGGAAACCTCACAATTGATTCCGCTGGCGGAACAGTAACGGTTGACGACAATCTAATCGTTACAGGTGACCTTACCGTCCAAGGAACAACCACGACAATTGAGACAACAAATCTCAATGTTGAAGACAACATCATTACCCTCAACTACGGCTATACGGGAACGCCAACAACACTGACTTCTGGAATAGAAGTTGAGCGTGGTACCGCTTCAAATGTTTCCATCCGATGGAATGAACCTACTTCCACTTGGCAGTACACGGCAGACGGCACTCTATTTAACGACATCGGAAATACCAGTATAACTATCAGTGATTCTGCTCCATCGTCTCCTTCTGCTGGAGATTTGTGGTTTGAATCAGACTCTGGAAAAACATTTGTTTATTATGATTCTTTCTGGGTTGAGGTTGCTGGTGGTTCTGGTCCTATTGGTCCTCCTGGAATCATTGACGACCCTGGCAGAAAGATTGGTGAGTATTATGGCACCGTCGCAGCCAGCACCACCAGCCTTACGATGGTTGAGGACCGAACGTATTTCGCCCCCATTTACATCGGTACATCCACAACATTTGACCGCATCGGCATCCGCACACACTCCACATTCTCTGGTACTGCCACCGTCCGTCTCGGCGTCTACAATAACGGCGGCGGCGAACCCGCGACCGTGAGGTTTGACGCTGGTACCGTGTCCTGCACCGCCGCCAGCACGTTTTATCCCATCACAATCAGCCAGACCCTCCCTGCTGGGTGGTACTGGCTGGCCTGCAATAGTCAAACAAACGCCACCACGAACACGTTTACCTCAACCTCGTTGGGAATAAACTTCGGCATTCTAAAATACCCCTCTAATGGAGCCATCAACTTCACCGCCGCGCATTGGTACGAAGCGTCTGTTACGGGGGCTTTTGCTACGGCTGGCACCCTCGTACAGTCAGCAGAAACCCCCATTGTCGTAATGAGGACAGCATGAGCCGTATTGTTACTTTTGGCCTTGGCGGGTACTGTAAAGATTGTGACCCGAGCCACGACCACCCCCTTCACAACATTGTTGAGGATGTGGTGGTTCCAGATGAGCCACAGCAGCCCCTATATGGCATTGCTCTTGTGGCTACACTGAATGCCGTGCTTGGCATATGGGGTCTTGAGGACGCAGCAAATATTGCTGGAGTTAGTCAAGATGATTTGATAGCCGAGGCGCAGGCTTGGCAAGTTGCTGGAGAGAACAATGGCAATTGATTTTCCCAACTCACCCACACTTAATCAAATCTTTACTGATAGTGGTAAGACATGGACATATGACGGTGAAAAATGGGTAAGCACCAATCTTGCATCATTAGTAGGAGCAAAGGCTTACAGGTCGTCAAACCTGTCCAGAGCAAACAACTCTTTCGTCAACCTCTCCTTCAATGCTCAAGAGTACGACACTCATGCCTTCTTTGCAACGGCACAAACCTAACATATGTTTTTATACCTAGTGCTGGTTCTGTTTTTGCAACAATAGTCAATCTATCTGCCATTGTTTATTGTGTGGCTACCGATGTCTTGACATTGGATAGTTATCAAAACTCTGGTGGTGCTTTGAACATTCTTGGGGCTTCCGTGCCTTCTCGTACTTGGTTTGCAATAACATTCTTGGGAGCGTAAATGGAAGTTATTCTTTACTTTGCTGGCTTTGGTGAAGAGCCAGATGCAGATGAACTCCGCAGTCGTATGCGCAGCGAGCGTAATCGCTTGCTTGCAGAATCAGACTGGACGCAACTCCCAGACGCCACGGTAGATAAGGCAGCATGGGCTGCGTATCGTCAAGAGTTAAGGGACGCTACAGACGGCTGGGAACCAGCAGTGGTCTGGGTTGCCCCAGCCAAACCAGCCTGAATGCTAAAATAAGAGCATGAAATACCCCTCAATAAAACTCGTACTCCCCAAGGAACTCGCAAAGGTCCAGAACGGGAAACTCCCAGCCAATCTTCTCAAGAAGACGGCAATTGGCGGAAGGATGTACCACTGGGCGACTTTTGCCTTTGACATCATGAATGCCGAGGCAAAGAAGGCTGGCATTGAACTCGCCAACATCGGTGACTACCGCCCGTATGAGGGTCAGTTGTCCATGTTCATGGACCGCTACTCGCAGACCGACACGGGCCGCAAGCCCACGGTGACGCGCAAGTTTGAGGGAAAGACCTGGTTCCTCAAGAAGGGGAAATCACCCTCGGGAACCCCTGGATTTTCCAATCATGGCATGGGTTTGGCGATTGATTTAGGAGTGAAAAAGAAGGGCAAGGTTGTTTCCCTTGCTTCTGACCCGAAGGTGATGCAGTGGATGTGCGACAACGCTCCCAAGTACGGCTTCTACCTGCAGGTCTCCGACCCAAAGAACCCAGAGTTTGAGGCATGGCACTGGCAGTACGCAGTTGGCGACAGCCTGCCACAGCCGTCAAAGGACCTGCTCGCTTACTTTGCAGCCGCCAAGAAGGGTAAGTAAGCCAACTATTTACATTTGGTGAGGCATCACTGAAGTAAAATTGGTTCAATTCTCCTAAGGAATAGAGGCTTTCATGGCTGGTCTTGGTGCCAAAACATTTACACCGTCTGAGGTGCTTACAGCGGCTGATGTCAACGGCTACTTCATGGACCAGGTTATTTGTAACTTCGCAGATATTGCTGCCGCAGATACTTTTTTTACGGCCAATCCATCTAGAAAGTTTGTTGGAAGAGTCATCTTCGCAGAGGACGAAGAAGCCCTCTATATCTGGGACGGAAGCGCATGGACCGCCCAGACGGCGATTATTGCTGATGGCTCAATTACCACAGCAAAACTTAACCAAACAGCGTCTTCTGAAGCAGTAACTACGGCAACCATCAGAAACCTCAATGTCACTACTGCCAAGATTGCTGACCAGGCGGTTACATCCGCCAAACTCGGTCCAGTTGAAATTACTAGCATCACCACCAATACGACGTTAGCCCTAGTTCACTATGGAAAGATGCTAAGAGTCAATTCATCATCCGCAGTTACACTGACCGTTCCAGATAATGGAACTGTTGCATTCGCTACTGGTACAGAGATTTATGTTGTTCGCTATGGCACTGGAACTGTGACTTTTGCTGAAGGGTCTGGTGTCACGATTCTATCAGACACGAGCAGAAAGAACATCAAAACCCAATACTCAAGTGCCTCGGTGGTCAAGTTAGACACCAATGAGTGGTTGCTTACTGGCAACTTGGCGGATTAATAATGTTCCGCAGGCTTGGAGCCATAGCGGGTCAGTCAACAGACGCACCGCCTGGTGCCCCAACTATCACCTCTGTTACTCCTGGAGACGGCACGCTATCAATAGCGTTCACTGCTCCAGTATCAGATGGTGGAAGACCTATCACCAACTACCAATACTCACTTGATAACGGTGCAAATTGGACGACAAGGTCCCCTGCTGCAACGTCGTCTCCAATACTGGTAAGCGAACTAAACAATGGCACTACATATCAAGTCATCATACGAGCCATAAATATTGAGGGCCTTGGCCAGAATTCCAACATGCTCAGCGGAACACCCAGGACAACCCCGTCTGCACCGCAGTCTGTTCTGGTGACTAATAGTGGCGGCGGAATAAATCCACCAGTTGTCAACGTGTCTTTTTCTGCGCCAGCAAGCAATGGCGGAAATGAAATAACAAACTACGAATACAGCACAAACGGCGGTTCATCGTGGACTGCTCTAAGTCCTGCATCAACATCTTCTCCAATAAGTATCGCTGGCTTACTCAACTCAAGCACTTACAGTGTTGGAATACGTGCCGTCAATGGTGCTGGTTCTGGTGCGGCATCAGCATTCACCCCAATTAGACCTCTTCCGTCATTTGAAGCCACGCCCACGGCGACAACACCAGAAGTTTCTTCATATTCCGCGCAAAGCACTCAAACAGCGACATTTAGAACTGTCAACTGGACGGCAAACCTGAGTAACGACTTTGCCGCTGGCACATGGAACGTGACCCTGCACAGGGCGTCACCAAGTTCAATTCTTATCACGAGCAGCAACTACACGGCAACCAACTCCACAAATGGTTCGTTTACCCTTGACTACAACACTTACCAAACTCATTGGGGGCAGGAAGTACACGCCATATTCACGATTACCGATGTTGACGGGCAAACTTCTTCATACCAGACCCCGAACTTCACATTGCCAGCGCTACAGACAACAACAGTCACTACATGGGACGATAGGTCAAGAACCTACAACGCCCCTTCATACATAAGCCCGCTATACAATGCCACCGAGAACGGATACCAGAAACCATCGGAGGCGGTTTTCCAATCATCGGCTTCAAGGGCTTTTGATAACGACTCGGATACTTCTTGGTCTATTGGTAGTGTTGTAACCACAAAATACTGTGAAGTATGGGCGCGATTTTTTGTAAGTGAAGGAATAATTGCAAACATTGTCTACGCTGGAAATACTGGGAATAACTTCAACAGCATGGTTACTCTTGGTCAAGAGCAAAGTGGTTTAATTATCAATACAGCAGTTCTTAATATGCGTGACTTTAGAAGCCGTCATACTTTTAGAACTGATAACTGGCTTTTTATGTACGACAATGTTGCTGATGCATACAGGAATGGCAGCGGAACACAAAGAGGGACATTTCCCTCTGGCACAAACCTCTCTAGCCACAATAGTGAGCCCTTCATTTCAAGAAGGCTGTCTGATTCAACAGATATTCCGTCGGTCAATGGCGTGACATGGAACGAGACATGGTCAATGTCAAGTCTTGATGACTGGACAAGAGGAACTGTTTTTGGTATGCCTTATTTTGACGTGAATGTTTCTTTGGTGCAAAGAGGTAGTACTGGCGGCAACCTATGTGCCATTACCGATGTGCAGGTGTTGTGGGGGGCAACATTCCAGGAAATGTATTCATACAACACGACCACTTACAAGTGATGTACGAGTTTCTTGGCGAGCCACTCCCCGAGAAACGAAAGAAAGACCCCTACTTCAATCAGCGACAAAGCAAGAAAATGCGCAAAAAGCGCAGGAAATATCGTTAGTCTTTGTCTTTACTGAGAGCCACGCCCACAAGGTGGATAGCCAGCGCAATGCCGCTAATCCATAGGGCCTGGTTTCTTGTATCCCCAGAAAGGGTAATCAGCACTAGGGCAGTGCCAGCCAGCGTCCACGCAAGGGCGTGGAATTCCTTAACAAACTTGAACATGTTCTTCACACCTCATTATTTTCTTTTCCCACCAGAGCCACTGGATGCATTAGATGCAGCAGTGGGCAATGAAGATAGTACAGCACCAGCAGCGACCACAGCCCTACGAGTACCAACAGACACAGCCGAACCGACTGGAACGTAGTTGTCAAACTTTCCTCCGTAGACATTCACTTCATCCTCAAAGGCCTCCTTGATTTCTTCTGGGGCATTTTGGACAGCCGCGACTATTTGCGCAGCCTCTTCCTCTGTAATTTCATCCGTGTCAATCGCGTCAAATACTTCTGCGGCTTCATCTGGGCTCAGGGACACCAGCGCAGTGGCAGACACCGCGACACTCAACGCTTCCTCTGGAGAGATGTTTTCAGTAATTTCTGGAATGGTGGTTTCTGTAATTGTTGTTGTTGTCTCTGGAGCAGTGGTCGTAGTTGGGGGAATAGTCGTCTCTGGAACGGTTGTCGTCACAGGAGGAACCGTTGTGGTTGGGGGTAGGGTGGTAGTTGGAGGAAGAGTCGTGGTTGGGGGAACGGTTGTAGTAGGCGGAATCGTCGTCGTTGTCGGGGGCAATGTCGTGGTGGGAACTGGCGCATACAGGGCCAAAACATAGAGTTTCTTGTAAACCCCAGGGCATGGGTCACCAAAGACCCCGTTGTTCGCAAAAAGGTCAGCATTATTGTTTCCAATGATTGCGGACGCAACTATTTCTTCGCTTGATTGTGCATTACATATACCAACGCTGTAGGAGCCAGACGCTCCGTTGGGGGAGCCATAACTGGCAAAAACTATTTCTGTAAACACATGACCCTCTGGCGCAGACAGATTTCCCATAGACCCTTCCGTGAGTTCAATCCATGCACTGTTCGGTGGTGGCGGCGGGAGAACGACTTCGTGAAAAAGTGAAGCATTGGTGAAGGACGGGCCGTAACAACCAGCCCAATAGAGACCATTATCGCTACCAGTGATAAAAACTGTCACGGTCTCATTAGGTTGCGTGGTCTCCACTGAATGGGAAAACGTCTGTGACTCCTCTGGGGCCAGAACCCATCCAGAATAAAAAGCCTCATTTGAGTCCTGCACTACGACCTGATAGGCACCACGGGCCCACGGCTCCACGCCATCCTTGACTGTGTAACTGAAGGTAACAATTCCTGGTGTGCTTATTGTCACACTCTGGGAAACCGTGTTAGTCACGTAAGAAAACTTGAGAGCGTTCTGCTCCCAGCCACCTATGGAGGGAACTCCACCAATGCAAGATGCGTTGTTTCCTCCGCTCCAGCCTCCGCCTCCAGCGGTAAAACTTCCATTGACTAGAAGATTGGCCGCCGACACTTGAGTTGCGCAAAGCGTGAGAAAGCAAAACAGCGCAGGGAAAAATACAATCAGAAACCTAGTAAAGTTTTGGCGCATACACACCCCCAGGGATAATTCTACCATCCATTGTGCCTACTAATGACAGGGTGGCACTTGCCGTCGTGATAAAATCAATGAGCAGTAAAAACTGCTTCGTTACGGGTGGTGATGGTGTTGACCGAGGGAATAGTGATTGCGGTAATCGCAGCAAGCGGCACAATTACCGCTGCTCTCATAAACAAGATGCGCAGAGAAAATAGAAGTGACCATGACCTTGTGGTTTCTTCACTTGACAGAATTGAGTCAAAAATTGACGAACACATCGCTGACCACGCCCGTGGTGAGTTTGAATAAATAACACACTTGGGGGTGTGAGATGAAAACCATTACACTGAGAATCCTTGCCGTCTTTGCGGCGTCTGGTCTGAGCGTCGTCGGCGCTGGTGCGGTCGCTGGTGTTGAACTTTGGAAGGCTGTCCTCATGGCTGGTGTTGGCGGAGTCGCCACAGTCGTAGAGGGCCTGGCCCGCGCCTTCCTTGATGATGGAAAACTTGACGTTGACGAAATCAACGAGGTCTTCAACAGGGTTGACAAGGGAGCCGAGTAACTTCGTATAAAATAGGCTTAGCCACCGCCTCCTGTTTAGGGATATACTAAAAAACCTAAATCTAACTGAAGTTCGGTGGTGTAGGGTCTAGACATGGAAAACCCCAATGAGATGGTGTGGCACAACGACGGCCATGTCGTCCACCTGAAGATTGACAGGACTGAACTCGTAGCCACCCATGTGGACTGCCCTAATATCGGGGACTGCACCTCTGAGGAGCACGGGTGCGTCGTTCAGTGGTTCGTGGACAGGTTCGGGATGGAGTGCAATGTCGGCACCTGCCCTGCATCAGAAGCCCTGACAATCTGCTGGACGCTCTCTGGGAGCAAGCGAGACCTTGATGCCGCCCAGTTGTGGTTCATGCCCCTGACGGACGAAGTTTTTAACGCTTGGTTTGTGGGGCGGAATTCTGCTGAGCCTGCATCTTAATGACTTGATTCCTGGCAGCAAAATCATAAACCTGCTGGACGCCCTTAGGCGTAATCTTCCAAGAATCACTAGACACTTGTTCTAGTGAGCCATTGCTGATGAGTGTCTTGATGCTCTGCTTGATTGACCAAGCATCATCAAATCGGTAACTGAACTTCCTGACATCTTCAATGCCGAAGGCTTCACGCTTGAACTTGGCGTAGGAAAGCAGTACATACGACCTGCTGCCATACCTAAAGTTTGGTTGTGGCAATGCTGGCTTCTTGATTGCTTTCATCACGAGATAAAGGCTATCTAGAAGGGTTCTTCTTCGCTACTTTCTAGGATATTTAGTAGTGTGATAATGGTCTCAAGCCTCTGTATATCAGGGTGATTTTTGATTATTTCTTTATTGAAACTATAGACATTTTTGCGGTCGTGTTTTGTCTTTGTAATCAGACCTTCTGTCATTAGGGATTTGAGCGTTCTCTCAATCATGTTCTCGCTCAGATTGAGGTAAACCGCCAAAGAACGCACGGTCATCGTGGGGTCGCCCATCAATGTGTAAAGAACCCTGCCAGCCGTGGAGAACAGTTGCACCTCTCCACCAGATGAGTAGTGCAGGAGTTTCTGCTGGTCCAGCATCATCATGACCTTTTCCAGTTCCCCTGGCTTGTTCTGGAATACGCCGAGGGATGAAAGCGCCTTCTTGACTTCAGAAGATTTATTGTCATTCTTCACAGGCGTTCCTCCATAGGCGCACACGGTGACACTAGCATGCTTGCGCCCTGTGGATAGTGTGTGTATCCTCACGGCACACAAGGAGGACAAATGCTGAAAGACAAGTTGATAGGACTCAATGACCAGCCTCAGGTTAAAAAGGGCTGTGTTGTGGGAAATATGATGAAAACACTTGACGAAGAGACCAAGCAAGCCTTTATTCAGGTTATGCGAAGTGACATTCAGGCAACCCAGATAGTTCGTGTACTAAAGTCCGAGGGCCATCCAGTGAGTGATACCACTCTCAGGCGGGTACGCCAGAATTGTTTTAACTCCGAGAATGGATGTGAGTGCATCAATGGCTGAGAACCTGAAGGGGAAGTTCACTTCCCTGTCTGAAGAAAAAAAGAAAGAGCAGTCCAAGAAGGACGTGCTCGGCGGTATTGCCGAGATGCTCGCTCGCAAGAACATCTCCCTTGATGAGATTGGCGACATCAAGAGGGTGTCGGTCTACCAGTCCATCATCAAGAACGACCTCGGGGAGGCAGAGGTCCAAGACCTCACCGCAATCCAGTTTTCTCCCAAATGGGAGTCTGGTCCAGAGTGGCCCGTCGTCCAACAGGGCAAGCCCGTACAACTACCAAAGTCAACGACAAAACCAGTCAAGAAGACAGGTTACAAAACCTGCGTTATCGTCCCTGATATACAGATTGGTTACTACCGTAACTTTGATGGAACCCTGGAGCCGACCCACGACGAGTCCGCTATTGACATCTGCTTGGCGATGATTCGTGACCTCAAGCCAGAGGTGATTGCCTGCGTCGGTGACAACCTTGACCTCCCAGAGATGGGCAAGTACATCACCTACCCAGCCTACGCCCAGACCACCCAGGCTTCCATTGACCGAGCCACCCTGTTCTGTGCCCAGATGCGGGAAGCCGCCCCTCACGCAAAGATTGTGTGGCTGGCTGGTAACCACGAGGAGCGCATGCCCAAGTACCTGGTCCAGAACGCCACGGCGGCCTATGGACTCAGGAAGGGCAATGCCCCAGAATCCTGGCCAGTGCTATCAGTTCCCTATCTCTGCCGAATGGACGAATTTGGCGTGGAATACAAGCCTGGATACCCAGCGGCGGATTTCTGGATTAACAAGAAACTGAAAATCATCCACGGCGACCGCGTGAAGTCTTCTGGGTCAACCGCCCATGTATATCTCAATGCCGAGAAGGTGTCGGTTATCTACGGGCACATCCACCGCATTGAGACCGCCTTCAAGACCCGCGAGGACTACGAGGGACCAAAGACCGTCATGGCAGCATCCCCAGGGTGTCTCGCCCGTATTGACGGTGCTATCCCATCCACGAAGGGTGGCGTAGACCTTGACGGGCGCCCACTCACCAGACACGAGAACTGGCAGCAAGGCGTGGGAGTAGTCACCTTTGAGGACACAGGAGAGCATAAGTTCTCCTACGAGGTGGCTGTCATCTATGACGGTTGGACCATGTTCCGTGGTCACGAGTACGGGTCCAAAAAGCCGAAGAAGTGACAACGCTCGTCGGTATCCAAGGCGACGGATATGCCGTCGTGGGAGCCGATACCCAAATCACCTCTTTTGACAATTCGGGCAACCCTTACCAGATATCCAATCTCGCCTCTGGTTCTGCGAAGATAGCAACCAATGGGAAGTACATCCTGGGGGCGGCGGGAGACATGCGGGCAATCAATCTGCTTCACCATGCCTTTGCTCCCCCTGCCCCACCCCAGGAGGCAAGAGGAAAGAAACTTGACTCCTTCATTACTGCTAAATTTATCCCAGCACTAACCGAGTGCTTTGATACTTACGGGTATTCCGTCCCTGATGGGAAGGACAATAAGGACCACTCCAGCGAGCAAAACTCCACAATCATCGTGGTCGTTAATGCGACTATCTACCTGATAGAGAATGACTACTCCTGGACCTCCGAGGCCAGTGGAATGTATGCGGCTGGCTCTGGCGCCCCCTATGCACTGGGGGCACTGAGCGTCCTGTCCCCCAAGAAGGGCATGAATCTCCAACAGGCCAAGGCGGCGCTTCTTAAAGCCCTCTGGACGGCAGCCAAGTTGGACCCAAACACGGGGAGCCCTTTCCATACCCTCTCCCAGGAGACTGGCACCACGGAGAAGGTCGTCCCCATCAAGTCTGCCCCAGCAAGACCGAAGACTACGAGGAAGAAGTGATGGGCGCGCTTAGTTCTTTCAATGTTTCTGAATCCCGTGTCATTCCCATAGAGGGAGAGAACACCATAGGGAGACAAAGACCCTGGGGGGAAGATGTCAGATAAAGATACCCAGAAGAAAGTTCCCCAACCAGATAAATCTATTGATATACCAGATTCAAACTGGTTTGACTATGCAGCATGCAAGGGACTGACCCAACTCATGTTCCCCAAGGAACACAAGGATATTACCTACATCGCACAGGCAAGAGCCATCTGTAGGGAGTGCCCAGTAAAGCCTCAGTGCCTGGAGTATGCCCTGGAGTTCCCACCTGCTGACATGCATGGGGTATGGGCTGGACTGACTAGCAGACAGTTGGCTGCGGAGCAAAGACGCAGGGGAGTAAAGCCGATTAGACCGACGCTCAGCCAAATGTGGGGGGACTAGGCGATACGGAAAGAGCAGGTCTGGCAGAACTCAGCACCATCAAAGGTGATGATTTTCATGTCGCACTGTTCTCTTCCGCAGGGCATTATCACCCTTTCCCCCAAAAGATATTCCCTGAGGTACTGGTCAGGGGTGGGCTTTGGATGGGGTGCGGGGGCTGGGGGGAGAGACTTCTCGGAACGGATGAACTCCCAGGCGGTATAGGTGAGAAAGGCGGAAAGGGTCATGCCTTCTCGCTTGGCAGCGTCTATCAGGGCGTTTTTATCGTGACCAGTCACCTTGATGGAGATGACATGCTCTGCCTTGGGGTTTCTTGCCCTAGTCGGTTTCCGTCCCATCGCGCTCCACCAGTGTTATCAGGTACTCCGTAAGGGTCATCCCTACGGCGTCTGCCTGAAACATTAGCCGACGCTTGAAGTCTGCGCTGACTCGGAGGGTCAGGGTGGTGGAGTCTTTGGTGGGAGAGACTGGGGGTCTGCCGACATTGCGCTTCACTTGGTCTCCAATCCTCGGGATTCGCGGAACTCTCCGCACCAGTAGGAGTAGGAGACTATCTCAGCCTTGGGATAGCGGTGACAGACTCCGTGGTCTGCCTGGGGATTGGGGACGTAGAACCGACATCCGAGGCAGGATGGGAAGGTGGGCTGGAACTCAGGATTGGATGTTCCGAGGGTTGTGGTGACTGTCATTCCGCTCCTTTTTCAGGAATCTCGTAGATTTGTTTTTGCATTTCGGTCACGACTTCCTCGTAGACCCGCATGAACGCTTTCTGGTCTTCGTAGGTGTCCATACCCCAAGCAGAGTCACCCAACAATTGTATGGTCTTCTGGAGGGCCTCGGAAATGGGGGTCTTATTGATGGTCCCATTATTGACCCCTTTTATCAACCCAACCATAGTTGCCCAAGCAACATAGGGTGAAGATTGTTGGGGAACTAAAGTGTGGAGATATTCGCGGCG